ATGAAAACCAAGATCACCAGTCGAACCCTTTCCACACTGACCGCCAAAGATAAGCCCTACCGCATCCATGACACCGCCCAGCCAGGTCTATCGATTCGTGTGCTGCCCAGCGGACATGCCAGCTACATGGTGAGTTGGGGAAGAAACCAAGCCGCGACCCTCGGGCGTGTCGGAGTCATGACGCTGGAGCAAGCCAGACGGGAAGCAGCACAATACCTGGCTGAAGCACATGAGCACGGAGCCCCCCTGGCAGTGACTCTGGGGCGGCGGTCCGCAAACTCCCTAACCCTCCGCGACTTCATTGACGATCATTACTCGCCCTGGATGGCCACCAACCTCAAGAGCGCCGACAAGACCCTGAACCTGCTCAATGTCGGCTTCGCCTCCATCATGGGCAAGCGTTTAAACGAGATCAGCCAGCGCGACCTTGAATCGCAGCGCATGGCCTGGCTGAAGGCCGGGAACACCGACAGCACGGCGAATAGGAAGATGGCTTCGATGCGTGGAGCCCTGTCCAGGGCCATCGAGTGGGGCTTTCTGACCGAGCACCCAATGACGCGCCTCAAGCAGCTCAAGACCGACCGCAAGGGCCGCATCCGTTACCTGCTGCCCGACGAAGAGGCTCGCTTACGCCAGGCTCTGGACGACCGCCAAGAGACGATCCGCGCCGAGCGCGACAGTGCAAACAAGTGGCGGGAAGAGCGCCACAAAGCACTTCTACCCGACTTAAGGGAAGTCGCGTTTCCCGACCACCTCAAGCCCCTGGTGCTGTTATCGCTAAATACCGGGATGCGCCGAGGCGAAGTGTTTAACCTGACTTGGGCGGACATTGACCTGAAGAACAAGCTAATAACCGTCGAGGGCGACACTTCGAAGTCAGGACAAACCCGACATATCCCGATGAATAAGGAAACGGTAGCGACCATTGAGGGATGGAGAAAGCAACACCCCCGCAATTCCGGGTATGTATTTCCCGGCAAAGACGGCAAGCGGCTGGATAACGTAAAGAAGTCTTGGGATGGGCTTTTGAAGCTGGCGCGAATTGAGAGCTTTCGGTGGCATGACTTGCGACACACGTTTGCGTCGAAGCTGGTGATGGCCGGCGCTCCCCTGAACACCGTTCGCGACCTGCTAGGCCACTCAGACCTAGCAATGACGCTGCGTTACGCCCACCTGGCGCCAGATAGCAAGGCGGCAGCGGTGGAGCTGCTCTAATCGAAGAAGGTCGAGTAGTCTATGGTAAGCCCATCTTCATGCTTTTTAGGCAAAACCGAAGAGCCATACTGCTCTTGAATTTCCTTTAGCGTAGGTGGTGGCGCTGGCTCTCCCTCCGCCATACGTTCCGCCCTTTCTTCGATCAAAGGCCAAGCCGTTTCAATTAAGGCTGGCACAACCTCAATAAACATTAGTGCACCATCCTTATTAAATCTCGCCCCATCACATAGCGGCTTAGACTTCAACAGTATCGAAACCTTACACTGTTCTGAATAGTTCAGGAGCCCAGGAGACACCGCAAGCATATTCAATAGCCTATGCCACTCTTGCGGACTCCAGAGGGCATTAACCACGGATGAAAGAGGATATTGCTCTAGCGGCCTTCCAGCGATCCTAATCCGCGTTTCATGCGCAAGCAGACCTATTCCTTCTTCGAGGGTCTTCGCAATAGATTTGTTTGAAATCCTTGATAGCAGTTCAAGAACATACCTCTCTTTTGGCTCCAGCCGAGTAGTGAACGTCTCGGTTTTCTTCCTCACTCCAGTTTTCTTTGCCATTACGGACCACCTATCGAACGAGATACTAGAGACGGCATCGTACCCCACGCAGAGAGAAAGAACCACCATTACATCAAATGTTGTCATTTAGGTTTGCATCCAGTAGGATTTGGATACCTGGCACTCCCAACCCCGCCAGGATGGAGAAACCAATGACCCAAGCAGCACCCCTGGCCCCTCTAGCCGTATCCCCCGAAGACGCTGGCCGCATGAGCGGACACGCCCGTAGCGCGATTTACGAAGCACTGGCGAGCGGCCAACTGCCCTCGTTCAAGTCTGGTCGTCGCCGCCTGATCCTTGTTACTGAACTGAACGCATGGCTGCACCGCCTGGCCAAGGAGAACGCCCGATGAACACTCGAATCCCGGGGCGGATCGCCGACGACGCGGTGGAAGCTGTGAGCTATGGTCGGGAGCAAACTCAGTGGCTCGCTGCTCTGGCGGCGGCTATCAAGCTTGACCTGAAGCACAACGAGGGGCGCGAGGCGATGGAACTGGCCCGCCTGGTGCATTATCTGGCCGGCGACTGCCACAACTACCTCGACTGCGAGGTAGTTCGCCTGCGCAAAGAGATCGACGGAGCGGAGGCGATGCAATGACCGCAGAAGACAAGGCCGTCGAGGCCAAAGCGCGCTGTATCGCACAGAAGCACGGCTATTTCGCCATCAAGTCCACGAAACGCACACTGTCCGCCGAAAACGGCGGTGGCTTCATGCTGGTCCAGGCGGCCACCAATCGCATCGAGGCCGGGGAGCGCTTCGACATGAGCGCTGAACAGGTCATCACTTTCTTCGGGGAGGACCAAGCATGAGCACCGAATGGCGCGTCGTCGAAGGTCGTGCAGACCTGATGCGATCCGCAGGATACGCCCTGGGCGTGATCAGCCAATTGCTGCACGAGAACGCCGTTCGCAGAACCTTGGAGGCGACATGAAGTTCCTAAATGACTACACGTCTGGCGGTCTGTTTGAAGCTGTCGGTCTGATCGCTCGGCATCTGGAGCTCGAGGGCAAGGACCTGGGCGAGATGGTGGAGCGAGAGCAGGAGAAAGAGAAAACCCTTGCCGAGTGGGCGCTCGACAAGGGTCGTGACTCTGGAAGGAAAAGTCGGGGCCAGTGTGGCAGAGACGGAAACAACTGACAACCCTCTGACCGCACGCTGGGAGGTTCCCTCTACTGGAGGGAACCTCCCAGCCCTGCCTGTGAGACGCTGATGGCAACCCGCAAGACCAAAGGAAAATCCAAGGCCAAAGCCCCACCGTTTGCCATGATGCCGAAGGCCATGATTCAGTCTCATGGCTATCGCTCCCTGAGCTTTGTTGCGCGTGGCGTGCTGGTGGAACTGCTGGCGCAGTACAACGGGGATAACAACGGCGATTTGTCGGCCACCCGCACCATGGCGGAAGAGTGGGGCATTGGCGCGCCCGTCACGTTGCAGAAGGCACTTAAAGAGCTTGAGCGCAGGGGCTGGATCATCCAGACGCGAACCAGCATTTTCTCCCGCCACGGGGCCAAGTGCGCCCTCTATGCGCTGTCCTGGCTTCCTATCGACGAGTGCCCTGGGAAAGACCTGGAGGTAGGGCCGACCAAGGCACCACCCACTCCACTTCCCCGGCTCATCAATTCCATTTCTTCCTGTTCAGAAAGTGAACACGTATCGGTTCAGAAAGTGAACACGTAGAAAATAGCATTCGTCCAGTTCGATCCGGGTCCGTGTCGCGCATCCTGCTACGTGTTCAGAAAGTGAACCATTATTGCAATTCTACGTGTTCAGAAAGTGAACACCCTTTTAGATATCTACCACCACCACCCATCAAAAGCAGGGGATCGCATTTCAAATGCGACCCTTCCGCACCCCTGCACGATCCGCAACGCCGCCAAGCCCACCCGGTATTCCCCCAATGGGGGCGAACCGCCGTTTTGTGCAGTATCCCGATCACCGGTCCTCTAATGGAGGACGGGTCTCCTCAAGTTTGAGGACACCCCGGTCGGGGGCTGAACCACCAATGGTGGATGGGTATGCTCAAAACTGAGCACACCCAGCCGCCGTTCAAATGCGGGTGGCCGGCTTGATGCCGGATCATCCGGCCTCAGATTGAGGTCCGATAATCGGACGACTATGGGGTCGTGATCCGCTACACCGGCAAACCGGCAAATCGCCGGTTTTGGATATCCTGCAATGCAGGAAAACTCCCAGTATCTCGCCCAGACTAAAGTACGCAAAACGTCCTTTTGACTGAGGACGAAATTCGTCGTCAGTCGGTGTTTTGTGCGTCCGGAATCTGCGCGCACAAACTCCCCCAGATTCGGGGTATTACGAGAGTCTCGTAAAACTCTCACTCCAGCCACCGGCTGAAGCCGCCACTACAAAATATTCGTAGTGAACATGCCCTGATTTTCAGGAGATGATCGTGCGACCGTGCCCGCAACGTTGTGGAGACGGCGGGTTATTCGTGACAGGTAACGGACCTGAACTCATTTCGGGGGCATTGCCGGAGCACTGCCTAGGCCATGCCTCGGGCATTAACGTTGGAGCAACGTTGGCTAACGGTGGACTAACGTTGATCGCGTTACCGGGAAGGGTCGCATTTCAAGTGCGCCCCCTTGGCGCGACCAGCGATGGCTCAGAGCTGAGCCATGGGCTAACGCGGCGCTATCTCACAACCACCAATGGGGGAAGTGTGGAAATCCCACCTTGCCTGACCAATCGCCTGGGGATCGCCGAGGGATCGCCCCCCGATACGGGCGCAAAAGCGTGCCCGTCGCATGTGCCAGAGGCTTTCCCGCCACATCAGCCGAATTTTCGGTATGTCTCAGCCAGGGGGCTGCAATATTTTTGCACCCTCCTCCGAAGACATGTGCCGGAAGTCCTCCCGGCACATCGGCTGATTTTCTAGCTGATCTCCAGCGCCTCATTCGCCTGAACGAAACATACCGTTCGTCGGATACTTTCTGGCCTAACTTCGCATCCGAATCAGACCAGACAAAACCATACAGAGCCTCGGCGAATGGTACGGTAAGCCTATGTTTTGACGGGGAAATCCGGCCTATGGTGGGTACTCGAAAACCCCATCCACAGGACTTTTCCCTGATGAAACTTCACGAACTGCGCGAGAAGCGCACCGCCGCCGTCGAGGGCATGAGAAAGCTGGTGGACACCGCTTCCGCTGCTGGCCGTGACCTGACTACCGACGAATCCACCCAGTTTGAAACCTTCAAGACCGAAGAGCGCTCGCTGGCCGACCAGATCACCCGCCACGAGCACCTGGCCGATCTGGAGAAGCGCACCGCCGCTCCCGCCGCCACCGACACCCCTGAGCACCTGGAGAAGCGCGTCAGCGTGATCCGCGTGCTGCGTGCGCAGATGGAAGGCCGTCAACTGGACGGCGCCGAGCGCGAGTACACCCAGGAAACCGAACGCCGCACCGGTCGCAAGGCCGAAGGCGCATTCGTACCGTTCGCCGCCCTGGAACGCCGCGCCAACACCACCGCGACCGCGCCCGAGCTGGTGGGCACCGACCACCGTGCTGACCTGTACATCGGCCCACTGCGTGAAGCACTGCTGGCGCGCTCGCTGGGCATCCGCACCCTGACCGGCCTGGTGGGCAATGTGAGCGTACCGAAGTTCGGCAGCGGCCTGGAAACCGGCTGGGTAACTGAGGGCCAGGCCGTGCCCGAAGGGCAAATGTCGTTCGATGGTGTGACCCTGACGCCGAAGCATGTGGGCGGCAAGACCGAAATGTCGCGCCAGCTCCTGCAACAATCGTCGCCAGGCATCGAGCAACTGGTACGCGAAGACCTGTCGTTCCTGATCGCCCGTCAGATCGACCGCGCCATCATCAACGGCAGCGGCGCTGCTGGCGAGCCGCTGGGCGTGCTGAACACCACCGGCATCCAGACTGCCGACATGCCCGCCACCTGGGCCGAGGTGCTGGCGCTGCTGGAGAAGCTGGATGACGTGAACATCACCAACGCCCGCTGGCTGACCACCGCCGCGATCCGCACCATCCTGGGCAGCACCGAGAAGGTGGCCGGGTCTGGCAGTGGCTTCCTGTACGACAACGGCACCCTGGCCAACCTGGCGCTGGCGGCATCGAAGAACGTCCCGGCTGGCAAGCTGATCCTGGGCGACTGGAGCCAGGTCATGCTCGGCGTGTGGTCCGAGGTGGACATTCTGGTGAACCCATACGCCGAACCGGCCTACAGCCGTGGCGGTGTGCAGGTCCGTGCGATGGCCACCGTCGATACCGCTGTACGTCATCCCGAAGGCTTCGTAGTAGCGAGCGCACCGTAATGGAACGCCGAGCAGCCGTAAGCCTGGAACGTAGGGGCCGGACGCTGTTCGGCTATGCCGCCCGTTTCGGCCAACCAGCGCCCATCGAGGGCTTTACCGAAATCATCCTACCGGGGGCTTTCAAGCGCTCCCTTGCAAGCCCAGCCGCCGCCAGCATCCGCGCCGTTTACGAGCACGACGATGCAGCCCTATTGGGCCGTGTCGGAGCTGGCACCCTGCGCCTTTCTGAGGATGACGTGGGCCTGGCCTTCGAGCTGGACCTACCCGACACCAGCCTGGGCCGCGATCTTTCCGAACTGGTGAAGCGCGGTGACGTGGCCGGGTGCTCGTTCGGCTTCGTGCCGGTGAAGGAGGACTGGCAAGGCGAGTTGCGCAGCCTGCAGGACGTTGACCTGCACGAAATCACCATCACGGCGAATCCGGCCTACCCGACCACCACCGTATCGGTGCGCAGCCGCAAGCCAATGCTGGCGCTGGCCAATGCCCGCCGATACCTTGAGTTCCTGGAGTGCATCCGGTGAAAAAGCTGTTCCGCCTGTTCACGCGCTCCAACAACACCCCGGCCTATGATCGGTACTTCGACCAGTTCAGCCAGGCCGGTAACTCGGCAGGGGTCAACATCACGGTACAGACCGCCGAGTCGATCAGTGCCGTGTACGCCGCTGTCGCAGCCATCAGCGAGAGCGTGGGCAGTCTGCCCCTGGACGTGTACCGCCGCACCGATGACGGACGCGACAAGGCCCGCACCCATCCCCTGTACGCGCTGCTGCACGACGCCCCGAACGAGTGGCAAACCGCCCTGGAATTCCGCGAGCAACTGCAACGCCACATCCTGCTGCGCGGCAATGCCTATGCTCGCATCCGCTGGAGTGGCGCCGGTCGCGTACAGGCGCTGGAGCCGGTCAACCCGGACAGCGTGTCGATCCTGCGCAGTTCGGCCAGCGAGCGCCTGGTCTACGAGTACAACGACCGCCACGGGAAGCTCCAGCGACTGACCGCCGACGAGATGCTGCACATCCGCTACCACACCGAAGACGGCGTGCTCGGGCGCAGCCCTATCCAGGTGGCCAGGGATACCCTGGGGCTGGCGCTGGCCGAACGTACCCACGGCGCCAAGATGTTCGAGCAGGGCACCAAGCTGTCGGGCGTGATCGAGACAGCACCCGGCACCACCAAGGAGCAGGCCGCGCAGATTCGTGAGAGCTGGGCCGCTGGCCAGGCTGGCGTGAACAACCACGGCAAGACCCCGGTGCTGCCCCAGGGCGCGAAGTACAGCGCGGTATCCATGACGCTGGAGGATGCCGAGTGGATCGAGGCCCGACGCCTGTCGGTCGAGGAGGTGGCCCGGTTGTTCCGTGTACCGCCTGTGCTGATCGGTGATCTGCGCGAGGCCAACTACTCCAACGCCGTGGAGCTGGGCCGGTACTTCGTCACCCACACTCTGCGCCGCCACCTGGTCGCGTGGGAGCAGGCTATCAACCGCACCCTACTGGGTAGCGGGTTCTTTGCTGAGCACAACGTGGAAGGCCTGCTGCGTGGCGATAGCCTCAACCGTGCCCAGTTCTATCAACGCGGCATTGAGGACCGGTGGCTGCTGCCGTCCGAGGTCCGCCGCATGGAAAACCTACCACCGGTAGAAGGTATCGACGATGAGCAAGAAACCAAGACTCCAGATGCTCAAGCCCCGGGTGCGAGTGATCGAGTCGATAGTGGAAGAAAAGCTGCGACTGGCGAAGGAGAAGAAGCGTGAGAAGGTACAAGCCCAAGACGAGGGTGATCCCGCTCGGTAGTGCTGCATGGCAGCGCCTGCGTGCCCAGGTGCTGGCTGAGGAACCACTGTGCCGCGACTGTGCGGCCCGTGGCCTGGTCACACCTGCTACTGACGTGGACCACATGGACAACAACGGCGACAACAACGCACGCACCAACCTGGCGCCCCTATGCCACTCGTGTCACTCGATCAAGACAGCCGAGGACATGGGCAAGCGCACCACGCGGGGCTGCGACGTGAACGGCATCCCGCTCGATCCGAACCACCACTGGAACAGGTCCAAAAGATCACCAGGAACCGCGCTCAGCTAGACCGCCCCCGCCCTGCTCTGTCATCGCTAACTGCCTGAAAACATGAAGACTACTCCCCGCCGCCCCCGATCCGATAGCGCCAAGGCCGCCGTAGCTGCGAGCCAGGCCGTCGCCATCGGCCCAATCCCGCCGCCGGCGCATATTCCCCTCAGGGCTGCCGATAAGCCGTTCTGGGAGGCGATCGTCACGGCAAGGCCACGCGACACATGGACTGACGCGGACCTGGTGCTGGCTGCGAACCTCGCTCGCACCTATGCCGACATCGAGGCGCTGCAGGCCAGCATCGACCGCGACGGCCTGCTGGTGGATGGCAAGGTGAATCCGGCGTGCGAGCTGCTGGACAAGATGACGCGTCGCTCGCTAGCGATGGGGCGCCAACTCATGGTCGCCACCATTGCCACGGTGGGCAAGGCTCAGGACATCCACAAGGGTGCCTCCCTGGAGCGCACCGCCCGCCAGCAGGTGGACGATGATCTGATCCCCACCCTGGGGACGCTGCAATGACCCGGGCAGAGAAGGTTATCGCCTTTATCGAGCGCTACTGCGTTACGCCAGAAGGCGCCGACGTGGGCAAGCCGCTGCTGCTGGCAGACTTCCAGAAGAAGTTCATCCGCGACGTGTATGACAACCCGGCCGGCACTCGCCGGGCCATCCTGAGCGTGGCCAGGAAGAATGGCAAGTCCGGCCTGATCGCGGGCCTGCTGCTGGCGCACCTGGTCGGCCCCGAGGCGAAGCAAAACAGCCAGCTTGTGTCAGGGGCCATGAGCCGCGATCAAGCCGCCCTGGTGTTCAACCTGGCCGCCAAGATGGTGCAGCTATCGCCCGCACTGTCGAAGATCGTCCGCATCGTGCCCAGCGGCAAGCGTCTGCTGGGGCTGAACCTGAACACCGAGTTTCGCGCCCTGGCTGCCGACGGCAAGACCGCGCACGGCCTCTCCCCGGTGCTCGCCATCCTGGACGAGATCGGGCAGATACGCGGCCCACAATCCGACTTCGTGGACGCGATCACCACCAGCCAGGGCGCCCACTCGGCACCGCTGCTGATCGCCATCAGCACCCAGGCAGCCAACGACGCCGACCTGCTGAGCCAGTGGATTGACGACGCCCTGCGCAGCAATGACCCCAAGATCGTGTGCCGCCTGTACGCGGCGTCAGCGGGCTGTGACCTGATGGACGAAGACGGCTGGCGAGCGGCCAACCCGGCCCTGGGCATCTTCCGGTCGGAGACAGACCTGCGGGAGCAGATGCAGCAAGCTGAGCGCATGCCGAGCATGAGCAACACCGCCCGCAACCTGCTGCTCAACCAGCGTGTCAGCCTCGACAGTCCATTCATCAGCCCCGACGTGTGGATGGCCTGCGACACTGCGCCCGACCCATTCGAGGGCCTGGTCTATGCGGGCCTCGATCTGTCGGCCCGAACCGACCTGACGGCGCTGGTGCTGATCGGCAGAGTGGACGGCGTGTGGCAGGTCCGTCCGTACTTCTGGACGCCAGAGCAGGGCCTGTTCGACCGAGCGCAGAAGGACCGCGCCCCGTATGACATGTGGGTGCGCCAGGGGTACATCCGCACCACGCCAGGCGCCACGGTGGACCTGGAAGCGGTGGCCCTGGACATGGCCGAGATACTGAGCGACTGCGAGGTGGCGGCGATCGCCTATGACCGCTGGCGCATCGACGTGCTCAAGAAGGAGCTGGAGCGCCTGGGCCTGGAGTTGCCGCTGGTGCCCCACGGGCAAGGGTTCCGCGATATGGCGCCAGCCCTCGACGCCCTGGAGGCCGAGCTGCTGAATGGCCGTGTCGCCCACGGTGGCCACCCCGTACTGACCCTGTGCGCCGCCAACGCCGTGGCGGTGAAAGACCCCAGCGGCAACCGCAAGCTGGACAAGAGCCGCCGCACCGGCCGCATCGACGGCCTTCAGGCCCTGGCTATGGCGTTCGGCGCCGCCCAGGTGGCCGAGGCCCCCGCCGATCTTGATACCGAGGTATTTTTCGTATGACCACCGTAACCCTTGAAGAAGCCAAACTGCACATGCGCGTCGATCACGACGAGGAAGACGGTTACATCATGGGGCTAGTCGCCGCGGCTGAATCGCACGTCGCTAACTTCCTGGGCGATGGCCTACCCGATCCTATGCCCGCCCCAATCAAGGCTGCTGTCCTGCTGCTGGTGGGCGATCTGTACGAGAACCGCGAGCGAATGTCCGACAGAGACCTGAGCGAGGTACCGACCTATGCCATGCTGTTGGCTCCATACCGCTCGATGAGGGTGCTGTGATGCGTGCCGGCAGGCTGCGCCATCCTCTCACCATCGAACGCATGGAGCGCATCCGAGATGAGATTGGGGGATACATTGAGAAATGGGTTCCGGTTGGTCGCGAGTGGGCTAGCGTCGAAGGCATCAATGGCAGAGAGTTCATCGCCGCCAACGCGCAGCAGTCGGAAACGACCTGGCGCATCACCCTGCGCTATCGGGCCGACCTGGTGGCGAAGTGGCGGCTGCGCAGCGGTAACACCGTGTTCAGCATCGTGGCCGTACTCCCCGACAACGGACGCCGTCAGCATGTGCTGATGTGCAAGTCCGGGGTTCCGAAATGA